ATACCGGGAAGTAAAAAGACCAAATACCGTTGTGGATACTGTAACGGCGTAGTCATGACAATAGACACAACAGTATCCACCATAGTAGACATCAACCTATTTACTGTATCCCCTTACGGGGATAACATATGTAAATAGAATAAGGGTTTCACCCTTAAATGGCTTTACGCCTTTTGGGGCTTGCCATTAAGGGTGACCCTTATGCAACATCAGCGAATGAGCCACCACGGAAGCGATCAGCCGAACGAGCCGCGCAGGAAGCGGGGCCGGAGAGATTTCAACAAGAAGCCAACGCATTGGCAGGCGATGTGGAGAAAGCACCCGGAGCGTCTCCGTGAACACATCACACGGATGGTAGTGGCCCGAGGCGCGAAGGCCCAAGAGCGTGGTCGTCTCATCCAGGCGATCTTCGACATGATGCCGACCGAGCCGATGCGACCGTTTGAGTTGCGGGACACGGTGGCCTTGCTTTGGGGCGAAACCTACGGCGAGGTGATGGACCGCAAGACGGCTTGGGCCACGGTGAAGGCGGCACAGCGGCGAGGGATGGTCGGGCAGACGGACGACAATCTTTACTTCGTGCGGCATAGTGTTTGACTTGTTGACGGGTTACTGATTGCGGGCATAACTGTCCACACATTGGTCATCGACAACAACAGCGACTTTGTGCCGGAAGGTCTTGAACAAGACATCATGGCGTTGCGGCGTGTTGCGACTCTCAATATCTTCCGCGCTTGCCAGATACCCGACACCGAGGTGGCGGATTTGCTGGTAAGGGAGGCGGGTGTGATGCTTACGGTGGCGGTCAAGGTGGAGGAGATGATTGAGAGACTATGAGCGTCAAGTCCGAGATGCGGGCGATCTACTCCGCTTGGTGGAAGCGATGCACCGCCGAGCAGAAGGCGAAGATGCTGGAGACGGGCTTTGACCCCGAGAACCCGGAGGCCAGCGGGATTGGCCTGGCTTACCGTTATGTGGACTCGGACAACGAGATGACTTTTAATGCTGACGGCAAGATGACAAAGGTTCACGGGCCACGGGGTTACAATGTGGACTGTATCCAGAAACGGGAGTACCGTCCCGTTGATTACTATTTACCAAGCGCGCCGCACATGACTGACCGAAACTACACGAAGGACGAGGTGTTGGACATCATCTCCAAGATACTGTCGGTGCTGGGGGATAGTGATCATCCCGAGAACCGATTACAGGCGACCTGCATTAAGTTGGCGGTCGGGATGCCCGGTCAGCCGAACATGACGGCCTTGGCGAAGGAACACGATTTGACCCGGGCGGCGGTGAGCCTACGGGTCAAGACCATCCAGCGGAAACTCGGGTTGCCTCCCTCGGTGTACATGAAATCCGAACACGCTTGCGCGAGGCTGAAGAAGAAGAAATGAGCAACAATCAAGACAAGCCGTATCAAATCGAATACGACCCCAAGGATTTGGTCACCGTTTATCACGGGATGGTAGGTATGTATTATTCAATCCAAGTATCTTGCTCGGTTCCCGTTGTCGGTATTACCATTCAAAGGACCGTAATGATCCCCCCTATGATGGCCCAAAACAGAATGTGCGTAGATAAGCACATTGGCATTTTGAAATATGATTTGACCAAGGACATCCAAAAACGACTCAAGGATTGGAGGGAAGAACAACAATGAGCCAATGGCAACCAATCGAGACGGCCCCAATGGACGGGACTCACATCATCGGATACATCCCCGTTAAATCAAACAGGGGAGGAGTGGTCGGCATTTTCTTTGAGCCGGAATATCAACGCAAGTTCTTGGGGGTTGAGATTCCTCATGGCGGTCTATGGCGTTACTCATGCCACGAACAGGTCATCGCAGAGCCTACCCATTGGATGAGTTTGCCAAACCCTCCAGATGCTTAACCACATTAAGCAACCAGCCCAATGAGCGAACGCCCACGACCCATCGACATCGCCGGACGGCTTGGCATCTCCAAGCAACTCGTCAACGCTTACATCACCCAAGGGATGCCCATCGACTCCATCGAGGCGGCGGAGTCTTGGGTCATGTCCAGGCGCGCCGTCCGTGGCGGCACTCAAGCGGGTGTCACCAGCGACAGGGACTTCAACGAGACGGTCGAGCGTCAGCGCGAACTGAAGGCTCTGGCCCACCGCAAGTACCTAGACGATCTATCCAACGACTCGCCCGATGCCAGCAAGTCCTACTCGACCTACGACAAGTTGGTAAAGACCCTCATCACGATGGAGAAGGAACTCCACGCGCGCCAGATTGCCAGCCGTGAGTTCATCCGCACCCAGACCGCCATTGAACGCTTTGGCAAGATTTTGACGAACCTCCGCAACGAGTTGACCCAACTCGGCACCAAGGTGGCATCGAGGGCGAACCCCGATCACCCCGGGCGAGCGTTGAAGGCCGTGGACGAGGAGATGACCCGCATCCTGTCCCGTGTGAGCGAGGCGGTGGCGGAGTCGGAGGAGGAAATCAAGATGCCCGAGGCCGACCCGACCGAGGTGGAGGCTACCGCCGATGAGGTGGATGACACCGAGGAATGAGCGAGCAGACGGCTGACCTCTACGAGTCGCACCTCCGCGCTCTGCTGGCCCCCGACCCGGATGGCGACATCGTGGATTGGATGGAAGCCAATGTGAAGAATATGCCGGGGCCGATGCCAGGTGCCTTCCGAGTAGAGTCTACGCCGTACCTTGCCCCCATCCTGCGGGCAATGACCGACCCAGAGATCCACACCATCGTGGTCTTTGGTGCCGTCCAGATGGGCAAGTCCACCTTGCTGGAACTCTGGTCTGCCTACATCGCCGCGCGCGCTCCCGGTCCCACCCTGCTCCTCCAGGATGTAGACCTAAACGCCAAGGACTGGCAGGCCAATCGCCTACGACCAATCTGGGAGGCAACCCCTGCGGCAAAGGCCAAGATTAGCCACACCGAGAAGTCCAATTGGCATACCCACCAGTTCCAGCGATGCACGATGTGGGTGCTGGGGGCGGACAACAAGCGAAACCTGCAACGCCGTTCCATCCGTTACCTCGGCGGGGACGAAGTGTGGTCGTGGAAGAAGGGTCACCTAGGCGAAGCCCAACGCCGACGCACCGCCTTTACTTGGAACGGCAAGTCCGTGTTCATCTCGCAGGGCGGGGTCGAGGGCGATGACATCACAAACCTCTGGAACACCTCCGACCGCCGTGAGTGGATGTTCCGTTGCCTATCGTGCCAAACGCTCCAGGCTTACGAGTGGGAGCAGTTGATCTACCCCGAGGATGCCAAGGGCGGCGGCGGTTGGGAAATTGAGAAGGTCAAGAAGGGCATCAAATACAAGTGCAAGTCGTGCGGTCAGATGCACGATGACTCCTTTGCCGTCCGGCAGGAGATGAACCTCAAGGCCGAGTATGTGCCGATGAACCCATCCGCGCCAAAGGGCGTCGTGGGCTTCCATTGGAACTCCCTGTGCGCTCAATGGGGGCTGTCGTGGGGAGACCTTGCCGAAGAAGCCATCAACGCCAAGCGCGCCTTTGATGAACACGGGGACGAGACCTCCCGCATCGAGTTTAAGCAAAAGCGGATTGCGGAGTCTTGGATTGAAAACCCGGATGAGGACGGCGGCGAGATTATGCCCAGCGGTTACAAGATGGTTGACCCGTGGGATGACGAGGCGGCAATGGTCGATGGCAAGTTGGTTCCTGCACCCATCACGGAAGAACAAAAACAGTCCAAGCAGTTCGCCTGGCTACGGTCGCTTGATGTCGATGTGCAACGCAACGGCTACTACGCCATAGTTCGCCGCTGGGCCACCGATGGTAAGTCCCGTGGCAAGGAGTGGGCCTTCCTAGCCACCGAGGACGATCTTCGGGCCTTCCAACTCAAGCATGAGGTGTCTAACTTCTTCGTGTTTCTCGACTCTGGTGACGGTCCCAATACCGATGCCGTCTATCGAACCTGCTCCAAGTACGGCTGGAACGCCACCAAGGGGTCGGGGCAAAACGAGTTCGCTT